ATCGACTATGTTTGGGATGCAACAGTATTAGCAAAGGATGGCCGTCGCGTAACAATGAAGGCTAATTCTATGGAACTTGAGAAGGTAAACGTCGGTGAGCGTGTAATTCGTGCAGCAGCGCAAGCAATTGGTACATACACAAACACAGGTGCAACATTCTCTAAGGTCGAACTTACTACCAAGAAGATTCGTCTTGATTGGGAAGTAACAGCAGAATCATTGGAAGATGGTGTAGAAGGTGACGCTCTAGAAGATCACTTAGTACGCTTGATGACCAACGCATTCGCAAACGATATCGAAGATCTCGCTATCAACGGTGATGGCTCAACAGGAGCATTCTTGTCTATCATGGACGGTTTCATCAGCAAGGTAAAGACTGGAACAGGTAACGGACAAGCACATGAGTCAGTTGTAACTGTAGCAGACAATGCCTGGACACCTGAAGTTATGCAGGGAATCATCAATGCAATGCCACGTAAGTACCGTGCACTTAAGAACAATCTTAAGTTCTACGCAGGTACAGATGCATTTGGAGGAATCGTTAAGAATAACGGTACCCTTGCAGATGCAGTTGCAGAAGCATTCTCTGGCCGTATGCCAGGAAGCACACAAGCAAACCGTCAGAACTATCTAGACGGACTTGGACAGACATTCGGTGGAGCACGTACAACTCGTGTTCTTGGAATTGAAGTTCAGGAAGTTCCTTACTACCCAGCAGGCTATATCGACTTGACATTCCCTGCAAACCGTGTATGGGGATTCCAGCGTGATATCGTTGTAAACCGTGAGTACGTAGCAAAGAAGGACACAATTGAGTACACAGTATTCGTCCGCTTTGGTATTCAGTGGGAAGAAGAGGATGCAATTGCATTCGCTGACGCTGCTTCAGATTCATAATCTGTAAACAGTACCTTTAATGGGGGGCGGGAGTTCACTCTCCTGTCCCCCTTAATACTTTAATGATATAATACAAACAAGGAGGATACAATGGAAAACAATAACTATAACAATCCGTTTTCAGCAGAAAATGCAGAAGAGCAAGTCCATGTCGAAGCCCCAGTGGTAGAGGCACCAGTAGAGCATGTAGAAGAGCCAGTGGCAGAGCCAGTTGTAGAAGCACCAGTAGTTGAGGAACCAGTTGTCTCAGCACCTGCAGTAGAAGAACCAGTTCAAGCACTAGGATTTACAGAAACAGGCGCTATCGGATCAATGGCAGCAGACGGTCCAAAGAGAGATATTAACCCAGAGCAAGGTCTTGGTAACAAGGTTGCAATCTACTCAACAAAGAATGTTCGTTGGGAAGAAGCAAATGGGGCCGTATACAAAGGCGTTAATATTGTTACACAATATCAAGCAGACAAGTGGCTAACTCGTTCACATGTTCGCATTGCAACACCTGATGAAGTTGAAAAGGCTTTAGGGTAATTTAATATGGAAATATTGAGAGTTCCGCCATACGCAGATATATCTGTTAATTTTGTAGTTCCTGTAGGAATAGCATCATCGACTATAACTGTAACTATAACAGATATGGCGGATCTTTCAATATCAACATTAACTTTTTTAAATAAAACAGCAGGAAACATTCTTGAGATATCTTTACCAGGGAACTACGATTCTTCTTATAGAGTTGAAATTGTTAAAAATCTTGGGGCAGTTGGAGAAGCAACTCTTCAAGATGAAACTTATGAGATTGTAAGACCATACGTAGACCCATCAACAAAAGGATCAACAGCCTCAGAGATTGCTACCTATGCTTTAAATGAAGAAATTGCAAGAGCAGTAATTGATTCAATTGTTGTAGAAGGATTTTATTACAAGAAAAAGGTTTTAAATTTTACGGGAACTGGAGCAGACTACCTGCCAATCTGGGATGACGTAAAGAAAATTTTAGAGGTATACGAAAACAACAAGTTAGTAGAAGACAGAGAATACGAAATATCATCAGACAAGACAGCAATTATTCAAAAGTCTTCTGACAATATTAATCGTGCAGAATCAGCACCACTGGTTTTACCAGCAGCAGCATCTGACTACCTAGACCCTCAGTTTATTTACAGAGGTTTTAGTACAGGATGGGATTATTCAATAACCGTAGAGCATGGGCATACATCAGTTCCATCAGATATTGTTAGAGCAACTGAGATGTTAATCCACGACATAGAGTGTGGGAAGTTAGATCATTACAAGAGATTCGTTTCTTCTTACAACACAGATCAATACAGAATTCAATTTGATAAGGGTCTTTTCGAAGGAACAGGAAATATAATTGTAGACAAGATACTTTCAAAGTACACTAAGTCTATTACAAAACTTGGGGTGTTGTAATGACAGTTTGCGAAACTCCAGACTTTATTTTTCCAATGCAGGCATCCCTTTACCATCCAATAGTAGAGCAAGGTGACTTTGGAGCAATTAAAAAGCAGTGGGTTTTAGATAGAACTTTTGCTTGTAGTTTTTCATCAGGTGGCTCAGCATTTAAAGAAGATGTAAAACCAAATGTAAACATTACTCAAAACTCACTTCTGATTGGAAGAACAAAGTCAGATATAAGAATATCTTCAAGAGATAACAAAAACTCATTGACAAATATATTGATAACAGATATAAGAGATCAAGCAGGAAATCTTATCTATATGGAAACCTCTGGTGTTAGATCTGGGAAGCCGACCTTGTTTGAAATAGCAACTTGCGAACCATTTGTAGGACCATTCGGAGTTGTCGAGTCGTTTAAGTTAGTTATTAGAAGATCAGAAAATCAATCAGGTGACCTATGAAACCAGTATATAATTCTAAGAAGTTTAAAAAAGAAATGAACAACATAATGAAGTATTCGATTGGCTTCTTGGATGGTGTTCAAAAAGGAAAGACTCCATTCTTAAAATCTTTAGGAGTCGATGCAGTTGAAATAATGAAGCAGTTCGTAGATTCAAATGCAAGAGTAAATCCATCAATGCTCCATCATATCTATGAATGGAACAGAACAGGCAGTCCAGCAGCAAGACTATATGATATAAATTTTACAGTAAGTAACATTGGACTATCTTTTAAATCATCATTTCGTCAATCAGAATCAATTCAAGATGGATCAAAGACACCATTTTACGACAAGGCAAGAATTATTGAGAATGGACTTTCTGTAGTTATTAAGCCAAGATCATCAGAGGTCCTGGCTTTTGAAGAAGATGGAGAAATGGTGTTTACAAAAAAACCAATTAGAGTTTCTAATCCTGGAGGAGTTGAAGCACAGGGCGGATTTGAACAAACAATGGACTTATTCTTTAATAAATATTTTTCACAATCATTTTTGAGAACTAGCGGAGTTGCTCAATATCTTGAAAATCCAGTAGTATATAAAAAGAATTTAAGAGCAGGCAAGGCAAGAGGAAGAAGCAAAGGTCTTTCAACTGGATATACCTGGGTTGCTAATGCAGGGGTGGGTGCGTAATGGCTGCAGTAATTCATCATCCACCAACAATTATTAACGCTTACTTGGCGGACAAGATAGGTCCAAGTTTTGATTCTTCTGGAGTAACCTATTTTTTCCCTACGCTGCCTACACAAATAGATGATCTTATAAACACATTTCCTCAAAGTAATGGTGTTTTTGGAGTCTACGACAGAATGTTCAAGATGAGGAGAGAGGCTTTCCCATATATTAAGTGTGAGCAACTCCTGTATTACTTTTATTCTGTGGGTGAAGATGCACAAAAGAATATGATTATAACTCAGCAACAGATAAGCGACCTTTTAGATCAGGCAGACGACTCAGCAAAAGACCTTAATGAATGGGCAGCAGCAAACCCAGGAACTTGGGATACAGAGTCTAAGCCAATGTTTTTCCACAACTTCAAGATCTACCAACTAGAAGAAACACGAGATATTGTAGACTTTGCCACAGCCCGTACTTATGCGGGGAATAAGATAATCATAGACTACGACTGGCATGCGAATTAACCCTTAACAAAAAGGTGTTATAATTGATCTGAGGAAACAACCCCCTTTTAATAAAATGAAAGAGGTGAGATATATGGCATACAGCCGTGGTTCAAGTAGCAACATCATCGTAGGTGCAGCAGCACTATTTACTCATGATGCTGGTCCAATCGGACTAGATGTAGATGGAAAGATTACTGACGCTCAAGCAGCAACAGACCTTCCAGTACTAACAGCATCTGCAACATCGTACAAAACAACTTTGTCAGCAGACGCAGATTACACAAATATCGGTTACACATCAAATGGTTTAGAACTAGCGTTCGAACCAGATTTTGGTGAAGTAGCAGTAGATCAACTTCTCGACGTTGCTCGTTTATTCAAGCAAGGTATGACAGTTAATCTAAATACATCTTTTGCAGAGGCAACACTAGAAAATCTTCTAGTAGCAATTGCAGGAGATGGTGCAGATCTTTCTGCAGAAACAGCAGGTTTACAATCTCTTAAGATGTCAGCAGGCGACATTGGCGACGTTCCACTAGAGCGTGGTCTTGTAGCAGTAGGACCAGGTTCTGGTTCTGCAGCAGATCCAAAGGAAAGAATCTATGTTGCATACCGTGCACTTTCAATCGAGAGCGTAACAGTATCAGCAAAGCGTGATGAGGCTTCAATGTTTGAAGTATCATTCCGTCTTCTTCCAAACGATGACGCATCATACGGTAAGATCGTAGATCGTTCACTCGCATAATACAACTTAATATGAGAGGCTCAATCCTTCGGGGTTGGGCCTTTCTGTTTGGTATACTTGTATAATGGCAACAAGCATATATCAAAAAAGAAAGTTTTACTTTGTAGATAGAACAGAGATTATTGCTGCCCCCCTTAAAATAAAATATCTTAGAGATTTCTTAGAAGAATTTGAACTAATCAAAAAAGCACAAACAGACAATGAGTCTATATCTGTTTTAGTTAATTGCGCTTTAATAGCAATGAAACAGTACGCCCCACACATTAATACAATAGAGGAACTTGAAGATAATTTAGACCTTCCAACAATCTATGAAGTTCTAGACATTGCAGCAGGAATTAAAATTAATGCAAAATCAGAAGAGCCTGTAAAATCTCAGGCAGTAGAAAGTGGCTCTACATGGGAAACTTTAGACTTGGCAAAATTAGAGTCAGAAGTCTTTGTTCTTGGAATATGGAAAGACTATGAAGAGTTAGAAGAGTCTTTGTCTATGTCAGAACTAACTGCAACACTTGAAATAAAAAGAGAACTAGAGTATAACGATAAGAAATTTTTTGCAGCCATGAAAGGCATTGATCTTGATAAACAATCTGGCAAGGGTAATGAATGGGAAGACATGAAAGCCAGAGTATTTAGCAAAGGAGCAACAACTGATGGAAGAGATATTCTAGCCTTGCAAGGTAAAAATGCTGACAGGGCTGGCTTTGGAATAGGAAACGGTCTTACTTATGAGGTTTACGAATAGCCAAAAATGAGCCTGTTTTATGGTATAATTGACTAAACCTTATAAGGAGGAAATAATGGCTACAAAAGTTGAAGATAAAGAAGAACTACATCTTATCGACGGAACAAAGTTTGAAGTACGACCACTAAAGATCTCACTACTAAAACCATTTATGAAGAAGTTTAATGAGTTGCAAGAAGTAGCAGAAGATAACGAAAAATCAATGAACGTTTTGCTAGACTGTGTGCAAATTGCTTTTAAGCAATATCTCCCACTGGTAGCAGAAAATCGAGAGGCGATTGAGGAAAATCTAGATCTTCCTACAGTCTATAAGATTATTGATGCTGCGTCAGGTATGAAACTGGCAGATGCAACAGGTCTTCTAAACTCAATCAAATAAAGAAGAGGGTGTTAATGAGTGGCTGATGTAAACTCCAATATTGGTATTAATTTTGATACCACGGCAGCCCTCGCATCTCTTCGTAAACTTCAGGCTGGATTAAGCACATTTAATCAATCCCTAACTCAGGGTAACGTTGCAGCAATGAATGCCCAAAAGGGCCTTAATCAAAGTTTAATCCAGTCTATAAATGCAACTGGAAAGTTTGTTGCAAGTCAAAAAGAAATAGCAACAAGTACAGGATCTTTTACTCAGGCTCTTGAAAAAAATCAACTGTCAATGCGACAGTACTTTAGGTATACCGCAGCAGCAGCGACGGCAAACACAAAAACCTTTAAAGGTATGTTTGCTCAAGAGCGAGAAATTATTAATCGTGCACGTAGAGACAGAGTAAAACTTCTTCAGTCTCAGTACATCCAATTAGGTAATGCTAACGGGGACCTTGTCAAGGTTTTGCAGGTAGTTCCAAAACACCTACAAATGGCCAATGGAAAGTATACAGACTATGCAACAAGAGTCCAGATGGCTGCTCAACGCCAGCAATTCTTAAATCAACTATTAAAGCAGGGTTCTACAAACCTTCTAAACTTTGGTAAGAATACTCAGTGGGCAGGCCGTCAGTTGATGGTTGGTTTGACAATTCCTCTTTCTATTCTTGGCTCTGCAGCAGCAAAGACATTCATGGAAATGGAACAGGCTGTTACAAAATTTATGAGAGTTTATGGAGACATTGGCACTCAATCAGATGCAACTAATAAAGCAATTGCAGATATACAAAGACTTGGAAAAGAGTTTACAAAGTATGGAATTGCAGTAAAAGATACTGTTGAAATGGCTGCCTCTGCAGCAGCAATGGGTTTGACTGGCAATGCTCTAAATGCACAGGTAATTCAGGCAACAAGACTTGCAGTTCTTGGACAGGTTGAACAGCAGCAAGCACTTGAAACAACAATTTCTTTGACAAATGCTTTTGGAATTGCAACTGAGGACCTTGCAGCAAAAATTAACTTTCTTAACGCAGTAGAAAACCAGACTGTTCTTTCTATTGAAGATTTAACAATCGCTGTTCCAAAGGCTGGACCAGTTG